TTGCCTTCAGTTTGAAGTTGGCACCTTGCCAGAAGTCGAACGGATCGATTGCTTCCTCGTCCTCAAACTCAGGTTGCATAGCAGCAGTCAGTTTGTCAAAGATCTTCTTGCCATACTTGTAGAGCATCACTTTACCCTCGTTCTGAGGATTGGCAGGATCCTTCACAACATAGATGTTGCTGATGTAGGTGAGTTTACGCTTCTGCTTACGAGCAGCATCTTTACCTGCATCGGTTCCGTTGTTCCACAGCAGCGAGTTGTATTCAGACACAGGATCTTTCTGCCCCAGAGTGGTCAGAGAGTTCTCGATATACCAACCACCAGGACCTTGGAAGGCGTGGGAGTAGAGTTTCACAAACGGTAGATCCTCACCGTTGGGAGCAGGCAGGAAACGGATAACGGCATAACCATTGCCGCTCTTATCACATTCCAGTTTCCAGAGACGGTCATCACCTGAACCGCCAGTATTATTCATTTTTTCAACTTCCTTAACCAGTTTTTGGGTAAGGGAGCCCAGTTTAGATTGCTTCTTAAGGTCAGCAAAAGACATTTGGATTTCCTCGGATTGTTTGGATTTGGGGGATTTACTTGGATAGTATAACGAAGTTTTGCTCAGGTGTCAATGTAGTCCTTGAGCGATTCAATGGTCTTGTTCATACTATCGAACAGTAGATTCAGATCGGTTTCAGGGGGGAACCCCATCATAGCAACCGATTTACGTAGGTTCTCTTTCATCTCAACCGCTTTGGGGTCGTCCGAAAGAGATAACCTAGTATACATCACTCTCTGCTTTTCTAGCAACTTTGCTAGTTTATCAACTTTATCTATCCTTGCATCGCGGTCCATAGTGCTGAAGGCAAGGAGAGACCCATAGATCTCTTCCTGGAGTGTATTAATCTCCTTCAACTCTTCTTGTATGATTTCGGAATCGAAAAAATTACTCATGAACTATTGACCGCAATACTTTTTTATATTGAAATACATCAATATTTATGAAGGGATTATACTTTTTAATTTTAAGACTTACGGTTTCCCACACGGGATCATCCAACTTCTTATCCATGATAGATACGAAATCAAAGATCTTATTGAAGATAACCAGGGTCTCTAAACTAATCTTTCCACCAAGATACCTTTTTAGGATTACTGGGTGACCTTTGGAACAATTGAAGAGTTCTGCTAATTTTCTCTCCGAGAGTAATTCGTTGCTTTGTTCTTTGAACAAGTAACTCAAACTCTGCTGTCGTTTCATCCACTCGGCGTATGTCCTTTCTCCAGAATTGATAATTTCTCCAATCCATAGGTTCTGTGGGTTATCGGTGGAAACAAAATTTGCTAGTAGAAAATCTACTACTTCTTTATCAGAATATTTTCTAGAGGTTTTTTCAAACCAATACTTATCCTTCCTCTTATTGAATGAGGATACAGTAGCGCGAGATTTTCCTCCATACTTAAAAAAGTCATATTTACGATTAGTAAAATGACTCTTCATAGAAAGATATGTTTGGTAGGTCTCATATGGTGTCACTTTCAGCATCTGCGAAATCAATTCCTTCAATACAATCAACGGTCACACTATGTTGACCAACACGATACCAGTGATGCATTACACCACAAATATCGGGTTTTTTTCCAAGATACTCTAGATTATCGCTTTCATTTTCACGCAACCATGCCTGAAGACGATGGTGCATTAATTCATCGCGAGAAATCATAGAGGCAATTTTGCTCTTGAAGTTTTCTTCATAAAGTTGAGACGGATAGCATCCCACTTGAGGCGTTCTTTCAAAGATTTTGAAACAAGCTTCGTTACCGATTCTACCTCAAGTTCGTTCACTTCGCAATAGTGAACAATAGCATCGATATAATTAAGTTTTTCCTCGGCAACAATTTTCTCAATTTCAAGAGCAAATTTTGAAGGTGTTAAAAACTTATTCTCGATTGCCTTTTCTAGTTCCTTATTTGGTTCCATAGAGCTCCAGTTTATCTGCAACAAATTTTCTAATGTATTTGCTGAGAAGTTTGATGTACTTTGATTTGTCTCTTTCTTCATAGACCACGCATTCTCCATTTTCACATGCCATAATGATTACAAGTTTTTTGACAGAAATACCTGTCAGTTCATACAACATACAACCGTATGCCATACATTGTACGAAGTAGTGATCGATCCACTCTCGTGGTTTAGGTTTTGCAGATGTTTTAAAATCGATTATTGCTAACTCACCGTTATATTCGGCAATACAGTCAACCGTTCCAGCAATACCAAGTTCCTTACTATATAGGGAACCTTCTAAAGCGTAAATATTATTTATGTTTTTTAGAGTTTGCTTTGAAATCTTGAAGAGAAAATCAGAGATGGGTTGAACCGTAGGAAGTTCCTCGTTTTTCAGAAAGTGTTCGGTAAGAGTGTGCATATCAGTGCCACGACTTGTAGCACGTTTAGTGATACGATCTGCCTCTTCATCACCAACTTTCTTGCGCCATTTGACAAAGATCTCCTTATTAAAATGACTGGTCACCGAAGTGATGGAGACCAGTCGGAGGAGTTCTTCTTCATCAGGAACTGAGTAATACCTTACCCCATCAATTGTCTCCCTCTCAAGTTGAGGGAGACTCACATCAACATGATTGAACATTAAAAACCTGCGTCTTTTTTTGCAACTAGATATTCTTTACACAGACCAGAACGGACAATATCATCAAGACCAAACTCAATAATATCAAACGATGGCATTGCTCTAAGAATTCTCATAAAATCGATAATACCGTTTCTTTCATTAGTTTTCTGCAAATCAGATTGAGTTGCATCACCGCAGAAACAAATACGGGTATTTTCACCAACTCTTGTAATTATACTATCAAGTTCATGAAAATTCAAGTTTTGGAATTCATCAACGATAACAATAGCATTATCAAGAGTTGTTCCACGAAGAAATGAAGTGGACCAGAACTTAATAGTCTCCTGTGCCTTCAGATTAGCATACAGCATCTCAAAGTCGGCATCAGTAGGCATCTGGAACATGTATTTGACCATGTTCTTATAAGGAATCTGATAGATATCAGACTTATCTTCATAAGTTCCAGGAAGGAATCCAATCTCTCTGGTGGATACAAGAGAGCGCACCAGATAGATTCTCTCGTAAGGAGTATTATCGTTTAAAACGTCTTGAAGGGCATTATACAGTGCAATGAATGTTTTACCCGTTCCAGCACAACCATAAGCGATAAGATGTTTCTCCTCTGAATACGAATCAAAAAATCGTTTTTGATTATCTGTTAACGGATCAATATCGACTAGTAAATCTGTATTGATCGGTTTTTTCCTTCTCATTTGTTTGGCAGTCATGCCAATTCCAATAGGGGAGTCGTTCTTTCTCTTTCTAGTTGGCATAAGTTACTTAGATCTTTTTGACAGTTGAACCAGGTGCTTTTTGTGCCTTAGCGAGCACATCATTCCATCCAGGAGCTTTCTTGCGGAGTTTATCCTTCCACTCTCCAACCTCACCAAAAGATGGTGCGTTTTCGGGTGTATAGTATCTTTCCCATTCGGGATTGTCTTTTCTCCACTGATCCCAGTCATGAATACTCATAACAACATCTTTCGTTTCACCAGTTTCTTTGTTCTTTACAGGATATGTTGCCATAGTTATAAATGATATATTTTTATTTAGACCCACTCAAGTGCTTCAGCACAGGTCGGGAATTGCTCCACGAATACTTTCTTACAACCCTCTGCAAGATCCATATGTTCTTTCTGAGTGCCATTAGCAGTTCTCAGATTGATGTAATGGATCCATGACCTGCAAGAACCGGACATATAGATTCTTGTGGGCGTGGCGAGGGGAAGCACAAAACGTGAACACTCTTTTGCAATTCCCATATCAAGCATAGATTGATACAGTGTCATTGCTTCATCAAAGTGACGACGAATCTTGATTTCAAACTCTTGCTTCACAAAAGGATCAATATCATCAATAGAGTTCTGACGATTCTTTGTATCTTGACGACGAAGGTCAAACATAGGAATCTGATCCGCAAGCATTGAACTATCAGCGTAGCGTTGCGAAAATTCCTGGTACGTAAACGAACGATGACGCAGCACTTGAGCTGCTACACCTCTGGTAGTTTCAAGTTCCAGAGTCATAAATGCCTGCTCAAACACAGACCAGTGATTGTGTTTGATACAGTAACCTAACAGTTTTGCATAGTTAGGATTTTCCTGATTGTTTGGATTTGACACACGCGCAACGTATGCCATCATCTGCTCCGCATCGGGAGTGACGCTAATTAGTTTTACACTCATTCTTCGTTCAAATCACTGTCTTCAAAGACTTCATCATAGTCATGGAGATACCTCGCAACTTCATCATATTCCACTTCTTTGGTATATGCATCTACATCAGAATAAACTTCTGCCTTGAGTCCATCTACTAAGAGTTCTAGATTGCGGACGATGAGTTTGAGTCTTTCTTTGTCCATAATGAAATGTCCTTTCGCCATATTATAGCACAAAAAAAAGAGGGTGATCAACCCTCGGTATCTAATAGAATTCTGCAGATTCGCTTACATGTAGCTTGGTCTTCGTCACATTCAATTAGGCAGTCAAAGTAATCGTTTACCAGATCTAATTCGTCATTACATCGGTTTAGGTTTACATCAATGTGTATCCATTCTGCTAATTGATTGCGAGATAAGAGATTGTGCATTTTCACACCTCCAACGCAATTTTCCCAATTTTGTAGAAGTCATAGTATAGAGAGAAATTCAGGGCATAAGCGGAATCCTTAATTCTGTATTATCTAGTAATGTTTTGGTATCGTAATATACATTTGTAAATTATTTACATAAAGACAAAAAAAAGAGAGGTTTCTTAACCTCTCTTGAATATTTTCCAACTTGAAATGCTAAAAGATTTTAAATTAACCCATTTAGCATAGTTTACTCCACGATAAGTCAAAAACGCAAAGGTTTTATCTGGATTATGTTTTATGGGGTCGTATGCTGGAAGATCATAATGTAATGTGATCTTCAGCATAGTTTACCTCTTCGCTAAAAGAAGCAATTCCCCATAAATCATTCCAATAAATGCCACACAACCAAGGGATGTAAATCCGACTACTTGTAGTGCTTGCATTTTAACCTCACTTAGCGTAGGTGCGACCACGATAGCAGAAAGTGCCGTGAGACTCTTCTGCTGGTTGGTGAACTTTACACTTTACACCACGATATGCAGTGTGAGTGATTTGTGCGTCGTGAAGTGCAGATGCTTTGTTGATCTGCTTCTTGATGAGTTGTAGGGTGTTCATAAGTTTACTCCTGAAATACTAGGGATTATTAGCCCCGTTCCTTCAGTCGTTTGCGTCCCAGTAGAAATCACATTCTGGCACATAGTCCTTGAGGGTCTCGACCAGTTCTACTTTCCACTCTGGATCTAGATACTCATGCTTTTGAATGCGAAGCATTATAGCATCAGCATCTGAACATGCCATCGTGGTTGATAGTAGCAATTCTATCATGGGATGAACGCTCCGTTCCGCGACTTACTTGCGTCCTATGTATACACCCCGTTACATTCACCTGGCACTTTTGATTTTAGATACCCTATTAGATTCAACTTATCCCTGAGGGGAAGGTTGGGATCAGATCGGATTTCCGTAGATCGTTGTAACCACCTTTCACAAGACATATGCCAATCGTAAGGATTAGCGTCATTATGATGGGCAAGGGTGAATGCCAGCAGGAGTGCTAACATTGGATGAACGTAGGTCCAGTATAGACCTTATGGTGTATATAGTCAAGTAGTTTTGTATTATTGACTACATTTTAAAAAACTTTATGGAGTGAAAATTTTGCCGGGATTTTTTCCTCCGATATATGAAATTAAAGGTCGGTTTTGGTTTCGGTGCTGTCAATCACGTCTTCAACACCTTCAACTAGTTTACTAATGATCTCTTCATTACCATCTAGTTTTTTAATCTCGAACAACGAAGATTTCATATACTTCTTCAGTTTTTTATACTTCTTCATCACCTTCTGCATTTCATCTGGATCGATGTTTACATTAAGTGGAACTGATTCTTCACTCATCGTTTTTTACTTTCTTTCTTTGGTTTAATTCCCCACAGTTTGGGATTAACTCGACCCTCAGTTTGAGTCATGTTAACGAAATCGTTTCGATAGTTATCCCAATAGTGATCAAAAATTTCTACTTTCTTTGGAGCAGTAACAATATCAAACTTAGTAATTCCGTCTTGCAAATACTCGACGAGATATGCGGTATATGGAAGAGTGCGATCCTCGGCAAGATTAGGATCACAATCTTGATGAATAAATTTCATATCAGGCGCGTCCACCCCACTTGATATCAGGATATGCTTGACTCACAATTTCTTTAGTAATTTTGTATTTGGTCTCAAGTTTTTTATCTTTAACAAGGCAAACAATCTCTGCTTCCAGTGGATGAAGACCTTGAAGAATATTGATAAACATCGTTTCTCTACGAATAGAACTCAACGAATCATTACCACCACGAATGAAGTTGTAGAACTTGTCATACTCTTTACGAATAGATGAACGTCCTTGATCTTGAGAACCAAGAGAGTTTGATCCAAGTTCATTCATCATTCCAACAGCATCATTGATTTTCTCACTGATGTTTCCACTGAAAGAATTTTGTTCTCCAACACTGGCATAGGGAACTTCACCTGGAGGGAGAGCAGATACAAGACTCTCATCAAAGTTCCAGATGAATAGTGCTTTGATTGATGCGTGTTCGTATTTTTTAAGAACTTCGACTTTCTTTGCTTTTGATCTTTGTTTTGAGGCAAGTTGAAAAACCTCAAACGCAAAGGGATTGACTGCCAATTCAGGAATAGCAGTTGATTTAGATTTTGCTGCGGGCATAACTTAGAATGAATAAAATTTTATTAGAGATCAATCCTCTTCTTCTTCAGATTCGTCTGTAAAGAAACCTTCTTCAAAACGGAGAGCGAGAACTTCGTCGGGAACAACATTACCATGCTCATCAAAGAATTCTGGATGAAGTCTTGGAGTATCTTGATAATTCATAAGGTATTCACGGGCAACCCAACCACCAATAATACCTACAACTAGAAACAGAACGGTTAAAAATGAACCGAAAACTAAACTTACTGCTAACATTGCTCTACTCCGGAAGACTACTTAATTTTCTTTGACTTAAAAGAAAATTCAAAATAGATGTTTACTTCCCGATTAAAGAAGCAAACCATCTTATCTAAAACTATCTGAAATGGTTTTGGTTGCTTCTTTTTCCCTCCATTAAGAATAAATTCAATACCACGATTGAGGTGGTCCTTGGTTTTATTTATGCCTTCTTCAGACGATTTGTTGTTCTCTGAGGAATTTGATTGTGTCAACGCATCCTCCTAACTTTCGATCATCACAGAGCACTTGTGGGAATGTAGAACCCTCACCAAATTTATCATAGAATTCTTCACCTGTAAACTCCCTGCCGAGTTTATACTCCACAAACTGCTTACCAGTCATTTCTAGCACCTGCATTACCTTATAACAATACGGGCATCCATTTTTTGAATAAACTAAAAATTTCATAAAAAATAGTTAGATAGTTCACACCTTACAATACAAACTCTAATTTGTCAAGGAGTTGACAGAGTATGTAAATCTAAGTAGAATACCTTTGTTAGGGTTTAAGGATGAGGTTTATCTTTAAGAGTTAGAGTTATAAGCATTTACTGCTTCTTGAACCCAAGCAGGAATTGGACCAATAGTAGTTCCACCTGTGATGGTCTTAGGATGCCTTTCCTTAATAGCAGTGATGGTATCTCTCCATACTGTGGTTCCATTAATTTCATCCCAATACTTCATATCTTCCTGTTCATGAAGAGATGGATACTCTGCTGCTCGGAGTTCTGCGTAAGAAGGTTGAACAACATCAGGACCCTCTACGATGCCATATCCTTGTTCAGCAACATTTTCAATGAACTGTTGATAGTCTCTATTTGCTGGATCTAGTGGTATATTTGAATTACCAAACTGAATAGAATACTGGTCTAATGAGTGTAATATTTTATACATTTTTTATAACTCCGCATCTAGGACAAAATGAGCATTTGCATTGGAAGCAAGAAGATAATACCCGTCTCCAGTAGTAGAAAATGACAACCCAAAACCTTTTCTTCCTCTATGACCAGCCAAACTACCTGGTTGATTGGCTCTAACAGAATATAATGATCCAACCTGAGACAAAGTTGGGATTGCTCTCATTTCAACTGGTAACTGCACTGATGTATATATCGTTGTGTTATTAACTGCATATCCACCTAAAGTAAGTTCATTTGTATTACTATCTCCCATTTTTTGATAATATCTCTTACACAGTGCAAGTTCTTCACCATAAGAACGATGCTCAAATTCGGTGGCGTTGCGCCCTACCTCTAATTGAACTCCCGTCATTCTAAATTTTGCACCACTAGTTGATATCATCTTTGTAGCATCACTAGGCAGAAATTTAGTACTCTGACCCCAAGTCTCTGTTGTAGATGTTTGATATGTAGTTCCTGTTCCAAGATCCCACCAGATTCCAAAACCCGTTTGATGATCAGTGTCCCATGATCCACCAGTTGCTGGAGGAATTGTAATTGTTTTATATTCCCAAGTATCTGCAGCATTAATATTGTAATGAGTTACATAATTGTAATTTTGTTGTCGTGGCCAAAAAGATATTCCATACTTTCCAATAACATCAGCTTTCACCCAAAATGATAATGTAACTGGTTTTGCATTATTAGTTCCCCAATTAAGGTGGGCAAAATTATATCCCTCTACTCTTTGTTGAACTATATAATAATCTCCAGAAGCAATAGATGTATCTGCAGTTGATACAGTAAACATCATAGAGTTTTTAAATCCAGGTGGTGCATTATCACTACGCTGAATGGTAAATTGTCCACCTCCACTTGCCCAGCATTTAAATCTGTCTACTACAAAGAAATCATTACCATTTAATGTATCAGTGCCAGAACCATATCTTTGATTGATCATACAAGCACCGTTGATGAGTATATTCTTCCTACCAGCACTCACAAGGTCTCGTGCTTCTTGAACGGTCTCTGCTGCTACAAGTTCAGAACCCTTAAGACCAAACTTTCTTCCTAATTCAGAAAGTTTTTCTCTAATATTAAAAGATGATTTATTAACTCTTACTGTCATTATTGCTCCGCGATAAGATCGTCACTTGCAGAAATAGCAGTCGTTACTGCCGTCGTAGTGTTATTTATTCTACGTAGTCCCTGGAAGTCACTGCGTCCAGCAGAAGTTCCAACGTGTAAGAGTTCAGTATCTTCGTCATAAGCAAGTGCCGTTACTGCGTCTGATGAACCGTATAAAGTTGCCTTAGCATTCTCTTGGAAGAGAACATTCTCATCCTCATAGATTTTTTTGATTTGTTCTGCTGATGGTGCTGAACCAGAAATCCTCACCAATGCTAATTTAGTACCATTTGCAGCATGAGCATAAGTTCCACTTGTATTTCTGGCTCCAATATTTAATCCATTAGAAGTATCATCAATGTCGTAATTCAGAGTTCCAGATTTATTAAGCACACCATTTACAAAAATTGAACAGGTATCACCATTAGTATAATTCACACATACATGATTCCAAGCATTTAATCGGAATGGATCAGCATTACTATCAAAAGTTTGTAACGAATTACCATTATTGAAAGCATAAATTCTAAATTTTCTATCATAATTTGTATTATCAAGTATATCTACAGAAAATTCTCTATTATCTCTACCAACAAGAGTTTGGTGAATATTCGTTCCAGTATTATACATCCAAAGCATAATACTAAAGTCATTAGTTCCAAAGTTAAGATCAGAATTGTAAGGTTGTCTTAAACGATTTGAAGT